TCGCTATGTTCCATTAAACGCTGATACTGCTGGTCTTATGGTTCAAACTGATACTACACGTGACCCATGGTTCTCGCCTGCTGGTTTCAATCGTGGTAATGTCAAGAATGCTATCAAGTTGGCATTTAATCCAACTAAAGGCGATCGTGACGCTCTCTACAAGAAAGGAATCAACCCAGTTGTAACATTTCCTGGTCAGGGAACTGTCTTGTTCGGTGACAAAACGTTACTAGCCAAACCATCTGCGTTTGATCGTATCAATGTTCGTAGACTGTTCATCGTATTAGAGAAGGCTATCTCTACTGCTTCTAAATTTACTTTATTCGAATTCAATGATGAGTTCACAAGAAGTCAATTTAAGAATTTGGTAGAACCTTTCTTGCGTGATGTCCAAGGTCGTCGTGGTATCACTGACTTCGTTGTTGTATGTGACGGAACAAATAACACTGGCGAAGTAGTAGATCGTAACGAGTTCATTGGCGACATCTATATCAAACCAGCACGTTCAATCAACTTTATTCAGTTAAACTTTGTTGCTGTACGCAGTGGCGTTGAGTTTTCTGAGATTGTTGGTCGCGCATAAATATAACGTTAAGTATCGGGAGATAAAAAAATGGCGTTCAATGTAAATGATTTTGCTGGAGCTTTAACAGGGGGTGGTGCACGAGCATCACTCTTCCAAGTCCAGATAACAAATCCAATCAATGGTGTTGCTGATGCACAAGTACCATTCATGGTGAAAGCTGCGCAGATCCCTGCCTCTACACTTGGTACGGTTGAAGTTCCATACTTCGGTCGTCAAATCAAGTTGGCTGGTAATCGCACTTATGCTGAATGGGCACCGACCATCATCAATGATGAAGATTTTGCAATCCGTAACTCTCTTGAAGCGTGGTCAAACTCGATCAATACTGCCCAAGGCAATGTTAATCAGTCTGGTTCTGCTCCAAGCCTATATAAAGCTAATGCTCAAATCACACAGTTTGGTAAAGACGGTTCTATTCTCCGTGTTTACAACTTTGTTGGTTTGTACCCATCTGAAGTCGGCACTATCGACTTGGCTTGGGACAGTGAAGCTATCCAAGAGTACAGCGTAACATTCCAGTATGATTACTGGGAAGTTTCAGGTGGCTCTACTGGCAATGCTGGCGGCATCTAGTCCTAAAACGTGATCTGGGGGTACGCATAAATACTATGCTGCCCCTATTAATAATGAGGATTGACCATAATGGCAATAGAACTATTCGGTTTTCAGATCGGAAAGAAAGAAGAAGACGCACCACCGACAGTACAATCGTTCGCACCACCACCTAACACTGATGGTACGATAGATGTAAATGCAGGCGGTGCTTTCGGCACTACAGTTGATCTTGAAGGCTCTGCTAAAACAGAAGTCGCTTTGATTACAAAGTATAGGGAGATGTCACAGCAAGGTGAGTGTGACAAAGCTGTAGATGATATTATCAATGAAGCTGTTGTATTTGAAGACAGCAACGCTGCTGTTGAATTGGTAGCAGATGATCTAGATCAGCCTGATGAGATAAAAGATCGAATCAGAGAAGAGTTTGACGATATCTTAGACCTGATGTGTTTTGACACAAGCGGTTATGATATTTTCCGTAACTGGTATGTGGATGGTAGATTATACTACCACATTATGATTGACACAGCTAACCCTAGACGTGGAATACAAGAACTAAGAAACATAGACCCACGGAAGATTAAAAAGGTTAGGACTGAGAAGAAGTCAAAAGCTGCGGACAGACAAGGTGTTACAAGCAAGCAATATAATGATTACTTCATTTACTCTGGTAAAGGAGTAAGTGCTGGCAATCAAGGTGTTAAAATTGCACCTGATGCTATAGCATATATCCATAGCGGTGTTATGGATCAAAAGAATTCTATGGTTCTTGGACATTTACAGAAAGCTGTGAAGCCATTGAACCAGCTGCGTATGTTAGAAGACGCTACAATCATTTATCGTCTCGCACGTGCGCCCGAACGAAGAATATTTTATATTGACGTGGGTAATTTGCCAAAGGCGAAAGCTGAGCAATACTTGCGCGATATGATGGTTAAGCATAAGAACAAATTGGTCTATGACGCTAACACTGGTGAAGTGCGCGATGACCGTAAGTTTCTTACAATGCTTGAAGATTACTGGCTACCACGAAGAGAAGGTAGTAGCGGAACAGAGATCACCACACTTCCAGGTGGACAAAACCTTGGTGAGATGGATGATGTCGAATACTTCAAGCGCAAGTTATATGAATCATTGAATGTACCATCTTCAAGATTGCAGTCTGACGGACAATTTAATCTTGGCAGAGCTTCTGAGATAACAAGAGACGAGCTGAAGTTTTCTAAGTTTGTCAAGCGTTTAAGAAGTCGTTTCTCAGAGTTGTTCTTGATACTCTTAGAAAAACAACTACTCTTGAAGGGTGTTGTTACAAAAGAAGAGTGGAAGGAGATGCGCCAGAAACTCCGCTTCAACTTCGCTGAAGATAACCATTTCTCTGAGTTGAAAACATCTGAAGTGATGCGTGAAAGATTATCATTGCTCCAAGACGTTGATCAGTATACAGGCAAATACTTCTCTACCGCATGGATCCGTAAGAACGTGTTGATGCAGTCTGAAGAAGATATTGAAGAGATGGACAAAGAAATCGCTGATGAAGGCGATGGAGAAGATGACGAATTGTAAGAGGTTTCTCTTATAAATATAGAACAAATTGGAGATTAATATGAGTGATGAGCAAACAGTAACATCTTTAGATGCAATCAATATGGCAGCTGAAGGTGATGTGACAGGTTTTAAAGATGTCGTCAATGACTTATTGATGGACAAAATTAAAGACGCTGTAGAAATTAAGAAGCATGAAGTTTCAACAAACTTTATGTCACAAGATAATCAAGACGCAGAGGATTAACAATGCCTATCAAAAGATTCAAGTCATTCGTAGCTGAAGCAACTGTTCCTGGAAAAGCTGGATCAGGTGCTAGACCAAACGATAAGACTGAAAAAGATGCTTATGAGCCGCGACCAGAAGGCGAAAAGAAGTTTAAAGCTGCCCATAAAATGGATCATACAAAACATCCAGTGGCTGGCGATCATCAGTTTAATGGCGATCGTTCTGAGATCACTGAAGAAACTGAAGCCGAACAAGATGAGGAAACTGACTTATCTGAGGGCAAAGTTGTAGATCAATTAAACGACATTGTTAAGAAAAAAGCAGCAAAGAAGGTTAAGTTTGGTAACGGTAAGTCTGAGACAATAGACATGACTACTGCATCTGCTCTTGTTAACATGCTAAATAAACTAAAGCCTGCTAATGCGGCAAAGGCTGAAAAGATGTTAGAGAAATCACCTGAAGGGATGTTTCAGTTGGTTGACATCGCGTTCGGAGGTAAGTAATGAAAGTATTAGGCACAGCAACGGCACTAGCCACAGGAACGACAGGTTTCAAAACAACTGGTCAGCACGCAGTCTATTTGTTTAACAGCCATACTTCTGCTGCGGTTGCAACTGTTCGTAATGCTGCAGATGGCGGTGATGTAGGAACAATTTATGTTGCTGCAGGTTCTGGCATTGTAGTCCACTTAGCAGATGGTCAAGGTCTGCGTGGCGCAACAACTTTCTTCGGCACAGCTATAGCAAACGCAGGTTACTGATATGAAGCTGATATGCGAAGTAAACGAAGATATTAATTATCTTACAGAAGCCAAAGATGAAAATGGTAAGAAATCATATTTCATTGAGGGTGTTTTCTTGCAAGGCGATATCCAGAACCGTAACGGTCGAGTGTATCCTGCAGAGATCCTAGATAAAGAGATTAAACGATATTCTGAAGAGTATGTCGATAAGAATCGTGCATATGGCGAGCTTGGTCATCCACAAGGTCCAAGTATAAACCTTGAGCGCGTTTCGCATATGATTACTGAGTTGAAGCGTGATGGCTCTAACTTTCTCGGTAAAGCAAAGATCATGACAGAAACGCCTTATGGTGCTATCGTTAAATCTTTGATGGATGAAGGCGCACAACTAGGTGTCTCGTCTCGTGGTATGGGTTCAGTCAAACAAACTAAAGGCGGTGTTGGTGAAGTTCAGAGTGACTTCTACTTAGCGACTGCGGCTGATATTGTAGCTGATCCATCTGCTCCTGATGCTTTTGTTCAAGGCATTATGGAAGGTAAAGAATGGGTTTGGGAGAACGGTATCATTCGTGAAGCTAATATCGCTGACTACCAAAACAAAGTCAAGACATGCTCCGCTAAAGAGCTTGAAGAGACCAAGTTGGCTGTGTTTAGAGACTTTATTTCCAAATTATAAATTTTTATAAATAGACTGTATTCAATTAATTAAAGGAGAAATCCATGTCTGATTTAGAACTAGAGGGTGTAGAAGTTGAACAAACTGATGACGCTCTCGAAGAAGCGAAAGCTGCTCCAGAAGTTGATGGCGAGAAAGTCGCTGACGATGCTGGCGTAGAAATTAAAAAGGGTGCTCCAGCGCAAGTTGCTGCTCCTAAAACAAAGGTCGGTATGATCAACGCAATGATGGATGCTGTTAAAGGCATGAAGAAAGACGACATCAGCGCATCATACGGTAAGATCATGGCATCTTTGAAGGTTGAAGGTTTTGACGCTGAAGAAGTTTCAGAAGAAACCGAAACACAATCTATCAAAGAGATCCGTCAGATCAGTGCCGAAGACGTATCTATTGCTGAAGATGTTGAAGCAATGTTTGGTGGTCAAGATCTTTCAGAAGATTTTGTATCAAAAGCTACAACTATCTTCGAAGCTGCTGTAGTATCTAAAGTCAACGAGATTCTCGAATCTGTTACTGTTGATTTTGAAGCAGAGCTTGAAGCAGAAACATCAACAATTAATGAATCTCTTTCATCACGTTTAGACGACTACCTTGAGTATGTTGCTGAAGAGTGGATGCAAGAGAATGAGTTGGCAGTTGAGCAAGGAGTTCGTGCGGAAATCGTTGAGAACTTTATGACTGGTTTACGCAGTCTGTTCACTGAGAACTACATCGATATTCCTGAAGAGAAAGTTGACCTTGTTGACGAATTAGCGTCTAAAGTCACTGATCTTGAATCTTCAATTAATGAAGAAATGGAAAGAAACATCGTTCTTCGCAAAGAGTTAGTAGAATCAAAGAAAGCTGCGATTCTAACATCTGCTTGTGAAGGAATCACAGAGTCTCAAGCTGTTAAGCTAAACTCTTTGTCTGAAGGCGTTGACTTTGAAGACGAAGATTCTTATGCTGCTAAGTTAGAGACACTCAAAGAAAGCTACTTCCCAAGTGAAGAAGTTATCAGCGAGCAAGTGGTTGTCGATGAAGAGCCTCTTGAGTTAGATGAATTAACTGAAGAGACAGATCATGCTGATCCTAGCATGAATGCGTACTTGAATGCCATTTCAAAAAGCATTAAAAAGTAATTTTTTATAAATAATCAAGTAATTTAATAAAAGGTCTTATTTTAAGGAGAACCTATAATGATTCAATCTGATAGTCTACAAAAGAAGTGGCAACCTGTGCTTGAGCACGCTGATCTTCCTTCGATCACTGACGCACACAAGCGTTCAACTGTTGCAACTCTTTTAGAAAACCAAGAACGTGCTGCTGCTGAGCAATCTGCTCAAATGGGTGGCGCACACGCTCCTTCGCTTTTAGGCGAAGCAGCTCCTGTTAATGCTATGGGTGCTTCAAGCTCTACTGCTGGTGACGGTTCAGTCGATACTTTCGATCCTGTCTTAATCAGTTTAGTTCGTCGCTCTATGCCTAACTTAATCGCATACGATATCGCTGGCGTACAGCCAATGACTGGTCCAACTGGTTTGATCTTCGCAATGCGTTCACGCTACACTGGTCAAGCTGGCACTGAAGCAATGTTTGCTGAAGCTGATACTGGCTTCTCTAGCTCTGCTGCAGGTAACACTGCTTCTATCGGTGCAATTGATAGTGCTGCTGGTGTTGCTCAAGCTGGAACTGATCCTGCTGATCGTGCTAATAACGGTACTGGCTACAACGTTGCGACTGGTATGTCTACTGCTGACGCTGAGAAATTAGGCGATGGCGCTGCTAACGCATTCAACGAAATGGCGTTCTCGATCGAGAAAGTAAGCGTAACTGCTGTATCTCGTGCGCTTAAAGCTGAATACACTATGGAATTAGCTCAAGATCTTAAAGCTGTCCATGGTCTAGACGCTGAGCAAGAGTTAAGTAATATCTTATCAACTGAGATCCTTACTGAAATCAACCGTGAAGTAGTTCGTACTATTAACTATTCTGCTTCTGCTGGTGCTCAAGGTCAAGTAACTACTAACGGTACTTTCGACTTAGATACTGATTCTAACGGTCGCTGGTCTGTTGAGAAGTTTAAAGGCTTAATGTTCCAAATCGAGCGTGATGCTAATGCAATCGCTAAAGACACTCGTCGCGGTAAAGGTAACGTGATGATCTGTTCATCTGATGTAGCTTCTGCTCTTCAAATGGCTGGTGTTCTTGACTACGCTCCTGCGTTGAACAACAACTTGCAAGTAGATGACAGCGGTAACACTTTCGCTGGTGTATTGAACGGTCGTATTAAAGTATACATCGATCCATACTTTGCTGATGCAACTAACAACTACTACACAATTGGTTACAAAGGCGATAGTGCTTTTGATGCTGGTATCTTCTACTGCCCATACGTGCCTCTACAAATGGTTCGTGCGGTTGGTGAAAATACTTTCCAACCTAAAATCGGCTTTAAAACTCGCTACGGCATGGCTGCGAATCCTTTCGCAACTACTGGTGCTGCAGCAGCCATCGGTGACGGCTTAACTGCTGGAACTGCAAACAAATACTACCGTTTAGTGAAAATCGCTAACTTGGTATAAGTTTGATAAAAAGATCTGTCTTAACAGACGACTTTATAAGAGGCTCTTCGGAGCCTCTTTTTTTTGGCTTATAAATAGACATAGTATCATATTATTCATAAGGTAGAAAAGATGACTGCACCATCAGAACCAACAAACAAGAGTTTCTTGTCGCCAATAGGCTTCAGGTTTAGCGTACAAAGATTGCCGCATGTAAACTACTTTTGCACCGCAGCTTCTATTCCTGATATCTCTTTAAGCGCACCGACTGAGATGAACAACCCATTTGTCAAGCTCCCAATTCCAGGTGACAAGTTGGACTTTGGACAGCTCCAGTTAACATTCCGTGTTGATGAAGATATGAAAAACTTTTCTGAAATTTATAATTGGTTGATGGGACTCGGTTATCCAGATAGTTTCGATCAAGCAAAGGCTCTCGGAAGAACCAAAGACAACACTGGTAATATATACTCTGATGGTTCTATGATCATCACGACTGCTGCTATGACACCGAACATTGAGGTTAAATTTATTGACATGTACCCAACCAACCTTTCATCTTTAGAGTTTAGCATAGAGAACTCTGACGTTGATTATCTATCAGCCCAAGTTAGCTTTAACTACAGGAAATATGAGTTGACTACGATCCAGTAATACGATATAATATTGAAGCATGTAATTATTTTATGAGGTGAAAATTGAACGTAGAACAAATTGTTATTGAATGGGACAAAGACTGTAAACTTGACGAAACTGAACTTGGTGCTGAGAGTGCTAAGATATCGGTCATCCACAACAAGTATCTTAAAATCTATATGGGCGAGCGTGTTGCCCTTATCAAACTCAAAGCTCAGACAAAGAAGACTCGCAAGTTGCTCCTTGAGTATTATCTTGGGGAACTTGATCAAGACGAACTTAATGATATTGGCAGAGAGCAATTCTACAAGAAGTTATTGAAGAACGAGGTAGACACCTATATAGAATCAGACGATGAGATGATTCAAGCAAACCTTCAATTGGGTATGCAAGAAGAAAAGGTTAGTTATCTTGAGTCTATCATTAAAAGTGTTAATGGTCGTGGTTTCCAAATCAAAAGCGCAATTGATTGGGCACACTTCACTACAGGTTAATTATGGAACAGATCAACATATATAAGAAGAACGAAGTGCACCTGAAAGTCGACTGTGATCGTGGTATCGCTATGGAACTTTCAAGCTACTTTGAGTTTCTTGTGCCCAACGCATCATTCATTCCATCAGTAAGATCGAAGATGTGGGATGGTAAAATCCGACTCTTCAATGTCAATTCGATGCAGATATATGTTGGTCTGATAGAGAAGATAAAGAAGTTTGCTAAAGAAAGAGACTATGAAGTCATAGTACATGATGGTCTAGATGACACTATCGACATACCATTGAATGGGTTGGAGAAGTTTCTTGAAGAGAAAGAGTATAAGCCAAGAGACTACCAGTTAAGAGCAGTTGCTCACGCTGTTCGCAATCACAGAGCCTTGATCCTTTCACCTACAGCATCAGGTAAGTCTTTTATTATCTACTGCTTGCTGAAATACTATCTAAGAAAGACCTGTAAGAAAGCTCTGGTTATTGTACCCACCACATCATTAGTGGCACAACTCAATGGAGACTTTAATGACTATTCCGAAAAGGGACAACCATATTATACCCACTTAGTGACTGGAGGTCAAGCTAAATCTGACCCTGAAGCGAAAATAATTATCAGCACATGGCAGAGCATATATAAACAACCTAAATCATACTTCGATCAGTTTGATATTATAATTGGAGATGAAGCGCATCTATTCAAGGCAACATCACTGACCAAGATAATGGAGAAGATGGTTGACTGTAAGTATCGCTTCGGGTTCACTGGTACGCTAGACGGAACTGTAACGAACAAGCTGGTGTTAGAGGGTTTGTTTGGTCCAGTTATGAAGGTTATCACCACCAAAGAACTGATTGATAACGATACACTGGCAGACTTTAGAATTAAGTGCCTTGTCTTGAAGTATGGTGATGATGCTCGAAAATCAATGAACAGAAAATCCTATCAAGAAGAGATGGATTTTATAGTTAAGAATGACAGACGAAATGCCTTCATTAAGAACTTGACTTTGACACGAAAAGGTAATACACTATTACTCTTCCAATATGTAGAAAAGCATGGTAAGGTATTGTATAACCAAATAAAAGATGCGGCTGAAGAAGGTCGCGAAGTATTTTTCATATATGGTGGAGTAGATGCAGACACAAGAGAACAGGTTAGGGCAGTTGTTGAGAAAGAGAAAGATGCTATCATTATTGCTTCTTACGGTACTTTCTCGACTGGGATTAACATTAGAAACTTACATAATGTTATCTTTGCCAGTCCTAGTAAGTCACGTGTAAGAAATCTACAGTCGATTGGTCGGGGACTTAGAAAGGGTGACGACAAAGAGGTAGCAACGCTGTATGACATATCAGACGATCTTAGCTGGAAGTCATATAACAATCATACCCTGAAGCACTTTGCGGTAAGAGTTAAGATGTATAATGAAGAGAATTTTACATACAAGTTGTATAACATAGGGATTGATAATGAGCATTAATATAGTTAAGTTGATAAACGGTGAGACTCTACTCACTGAAGTGGCGCATGAAGATGAGACCCATTTACATATCATCGATCCTGTACAAATCACGATACAGAATAGGCAAGGTGCAGCTCCAGTTTGTATCTGTACTATCTGGGTTCCACTGACCAAGAAAGTGAACTTGCTTCACTTGAAACAATCTACAGTTTTGGTCAAAACAGAGGTTGACGAGGACATGATAGAGTATTATAATAACTGTCTAGAAGCTGTAAGAGAATCAATGACTGAAGATGGCGGTGGCTCATTCTTCACAAGCACTAGAGCTTCAAACAAAGAAGAGTCATTGACAGCTAATGAGATTACAGAACTGTTACAGAAACTTAAAATTACAAACCAATCAACAAACCTACCAGTAGCGAATACTGCGATACACTGAGGGAATTATGTCAAAAGAAGCGAAGAAAAAACCATATTATGTTGACAACAAAAAGTTTTTAGGGGCGATGACTGAGTTCCGCGAAAGCGTGATCGAAGCAAAAGAGGTTGGCGATTCAAGACCTGTAGTGCCTAACTATATTGCTGAGTGTATCATGAAGATCGCTACACACTTATCGTACAAACCAAACTTTGTGAACTATACTTTTCGTGATGAAATGATCTGCGATGGTATCGAGAACTGCCTGCAGTATATTGATAACTTCAACCCCGAGAAGTCAAACAATCCGTTTGCCTATTTCACTCAGATTATCTACTATGCGTTTCTTCGTAGAATCCAGAAAGAGAAAAAGAACCTGTATGTCAAGATCAAGTATGCCGAGCACACCAATGTAATGGGCGATACGTCAGACCGCCAAGAGCATGATGGTGGTAAGGACTACAACGATGATATGAAGTACAGTGAGTGGACTGAGGAGTATATGGCTCGGTTTGTTGAAGACTTTGAGGCTAATAAGCGTAGAAAGGTGAAGAAGAAGGTCTCGGACGACCCTGCTTGACACTCGGCTTGTATTGTAGTATAATTAACCAACTGTCAGATAAAGGGTATGGTATTACATGAAGATAGGCTTAGTCACAGACACACACTTTGGTATTCGTAATGATAATGTGAACTTCTTGGATTACTTCGAGAAGTTTTACAGCAAGCATTTCTTTCCTCACTTAAAAGAGCAAGGCATTGACACGATCATCCATTTGGGTGATATTGTTGATAGACGCAAATACATAAATTATGTCACGCTCCGTAGAATGAAAGAGATGTTCATTGACAAGTGTACAGAGGAAGGCATTGAGCTTCACGTCATAGTCGGTAATCACGATGTTCCATATAAGAATACCAATGATGTAAACTCTATGCGCGAGCTGTTTGATAAAGGTAATGTCAATTACTATGCAGAGCCAACTGATCTGAAGTTTGATGGTCATGACATTCATATAATGCCTTGGATAAACAACCAGAACTATGCCGCAGCAATACAGGCTATGGAAGACACTCCAGCACAAGTATTGTTTGGTCACCTAGAGATCGCTGGCTGTTTGATGGATCGTGGTAACATGAATGAGCATGGTATGAAGATCTCTGACTTTACCAAGTTTGAGCTTGTATGTTCTGGACACTTCCACCATAAATCAACTACTAAGAATATTGAATATCTTGGATGCCCTTATGAGCTAACATGGGCTGATTATGGTGACACCAAAGGTTTCCATATCTATGATACTGACACTCGTAATCTAGAGTTTGTCCGTAATCCATATTCTATGTTCCACAAGCTATTTTATAATGAGTCTGGTAAGACTATGGACGAGATCCTTAATGTTGATTTTGAGGGTTTCAGAAATACATATGTCAAGGTGATTAAGCAGAAGTGTGATAATCCATATTGGTTTGACATGTATATTGATAAGCTATATAAGGTTGATCCTCTGAACATCCAGATCGTAGATGACCATATGAATCTAGATCTAGAGGATGATGAGGATATAGTGAATGAGGCTGAAGACACCATGACTATACTCTCGAAGTATGTTGGTGGTCTGCCTGACAATGTTCCAAAGCAAAGACTTGACTCTCTGCTCCGTTCGTTATATAATGAATCTCTTACAATAGAGTAAACCGTATATTATGATTGAATTCAAGAAGTTATCGTATAAAAATTTCCTCAGCACAGGTAATGTCGCCACAGAGATACAACTGAACCGTTCTCCGAGCACAGTTATTACAGGTGAGAATGGTGCGGGGAAGTCGACTATACTGGATGCACTGACCTTTGTACTATTCAATAAGCCGTTCCGCAAAGTCAATAAGGCTTTGCTTTGTAACAGCATCAATGAGAAGGGTTGTGAAGTTTCTATTGAGTTTTGTATCGGAACAACCGAGTATTTGGTTCGTAGAGGTATGAAGCCAGCATTCTTTGAGATATACAAGAATGGTAAGATGATCGATCAACCTGGAAATGCCAGAGACTATCAACTTATTCTAGAGAACACTATTTTAAAGTTGAACTACAAGTCATTCACTCAGATTGTTATCTTGGGTAATGCTTCATTCACACCATTCATGCAGTTGTCTACACGTGATCGTAGAGAGGTGATTGAAGACCTGTTGGATATCCAGATATTCTCTACTATGAATATGCTGTTGAAAGAGCGAGTATCTGAGAACAAGCGAAGTATATCCGATGTTCAATATCAGCTCGACATAACTCAAGAGAAGATAGATGTACAAGAGGATTACTTGAAGAAGGTCACATCTGACGCTAAAAAGCTGATCAGCTCCTTAAAAGAAGAAGCTCAAGGTTATGTCGAATCAAAGCAGGATGCTGACAATCTCTGTATTGCTCTTACTCTGACTGCTGACACTCTGCTTGATTCGATCTCCCATAAAGGAAAGTCTGAAGCAAAGTCGAATAAGATGACCACACTTCTTGAAAAGCTGGAAGACAAGTCATCAAAAGCCGAGAAGCGAATTAAGTTTTATGAGAAGAATGATAACTGTCCGACCTGCGAACAGATCATTGACATGAAAGTTAAGAAGCAAAAGGTTGATGATACTACTAAGATACTACACAAAACGCAAGAAGCTATTGGACAGCTGACTGAAGAGTATGATGCTCTACACAAAGAACTAAGTGAGATGAATACTGTGCAGTATGAGATACAAGACGCGCAGAATAAAATACGTGATTGTCAGACCCAGATAAACTTGTACGGTAAGCAGATTAGTGGTGTAGAGAAAAAGATCCAAGAGGCTGAGCAACAAGCTACTGCTGATAGTGATTCTAGTGGTAAACTTGAGCAGTTCAAGAAAGACTTGAATGTTTATAAGAAGCAAGCATCAGATCTATCTGCTGATAAAGCATTATTTGAGATCGCTTCGACTATGCTGAAAGATGGTGGCATCAAGTCTAAGATCATCAAACAGTATGTTCCTATCATGAACAAGCTGGTCAATAAGTACCTGTCTGCACTAGACTTCTTTGTGAACTTTGAGCTTGATGAGGAATTCAATGAGATTATTAAAAGTCGCCACCGCGATGAGTTTTCTTATGCTAGTTTCTCCGAGGGAGAAAAGACTCGTATTGACATCGCCTTATTACTTACATGGAGAGCTATAGCCAAGTTAAAAAACTCCACAAACACCAACCTATTGATACTTGATGAGGTGTTTGATAACTCGCTTGATCTTACAGGCACAGACGAGTTGACTAAATTACTGAACAATATGTCTGACACCAATGTCTTTATCATCACCCATACCAAGGGAGATGTATTGACCGATAAGTTCCGCAGTCAGATACGTTTTGAGAAAGTTAAATCATTCAGCAGGATCGCATCATGAAGCCATACAAGTTAGTTCCAAACACACACATGGGTCTAAGAAGACCAACACAAGCATTCGACTTTGAAAATCCTCAGATGGATCCAGTTGAATTGTTCGAGAGACTGAAAGCAACATTGATCGAGCAACGTGGTGTTGGTCTGTCAGCAAACCAATGTGGGATAAATCTTTCGGTGTTTGTTATTGGGTTTCCTGACACACCAGAAGGAATTGTTCCAGTGTTTAATCCTACCATTGTGAATTATTCTGATGAAGTCTTGACTGAAGAGGAAGGTTGCCTGAGTTATCCTGGAATGTTTATCCCAGTAAAAAGACCTGTCTCGATTAGAGCCAGATTCTCAAACTATGAAGGCAAAACAATAACAAAAAATATGAGTGACATGACATCAAAATGTTTCCAGCATGAATATGATCATTTGATCGGTATAAACTTCTTGAGTCGGGCTTCATCAGTACATGTAGAAAGAGCTAAGAGGCAGAAGAAGAAACTCGACAGGCTGCGCAAGAGAAACAAATCTAACATGTTGTAATTGCAGCACTTATCCTGATTAGTTGACTTCTCGTACGATGTAGTGTATAATAAATAAAATTCTGTAATTATAGGGTATATTATGTGTGGTGTGATAGGTGTATGGCTGAAGAGATCTTCTGTAAGTCGTGGAGGTATCGAGAATATACAGTTGGTCGAGCGTATATTTCGTGAATCGATGATAAGAGGCAAGCATGCTACTGGTGTCACTTATGTGAAAGACTCTCAGCTTCACACCATTAAGGAAGGGATTCCTTGCGACCAGTTTCTAAAGAAGCATCCTATAAGCAGCATGGTCAACGAAGATGGCGGTATCTATCTCATTGGGCATATTCGCTACTCAACATCTGACCTGCGTTACAATCAACCATTTTCAAACGGTGAACAAAGCATAGTCCACAATGGTGTTATCTCTCAAGAAGATCAGAGTCAGTGGAAATATCAAACCGAGACAGCAAACGATAGCGAGCTTATACTGAAGTCGATTGAAGCTGGAATGAATCCATTAGATGATTTTAGTCCAGCTAGTATGGCGGTCTGTAGTATCAGTAAAGATAAGAGGCTCACTGCCTTTAGAAATGAAGCAAGACCGCTATGGTTTAGCCCACGTGAAGACGGTGTGGTGTTTGCTTCAACAAAGAATATCTTACAACGAAGCGGTATTGAAAAGCCGCACAGAACACAGATGTATGTTACACACAGCTATAATGGCGACAATATAAAATTCTCACATCAGCTTCGGGGCGGTGCTTTAGTGAGGGATCTACAATGCGCTTAGTTCGCTGTACTCAAGAGATGATTGAAGAATCTATTGAAAATTCTCCAGACGGTAAGAATACAAAGTTTCTCAATTCATCGCACAGCCTTTGGTTTCGGTTTAAGAACTATCAAAAGAATCAACCATTTGCTTGGGAAGTAGATGGCGAGTTGGTTGCTTTTGTATTTGCCACATACAGCCAGAGATCGCGTTACATCAACCTATATGAGATCGTCACGCGACAAGGGCATGAAGGTAAGGGATATGCCACAGCTATCTGGGAGAAGGTGATGAGTCATGCCTTTGGTGAGGGTATGACAAGGTTGAAAATATCATGTACTCCATCTTCTATAACGTGGCATAAAAGAAATGGGTTGATATTCTGGGCGGTTGATCCTACAGGTTCATTGCGTTCTGATCAACCACTATTCCCATCTATAAAAGAGCAGTGTATGTTCAGAGATACAGTAACGAAAATGCCCCATCTTGTCACCCCCACCGATCCTAAAGTTATTAAACAGCTACAAGGCGAATCGCTAGAGTCACATGGGTTCGGTGTTAAGAAAACTGCCACTGTGAAAGAGGCAATCGACCGTGTTGGTGAGTATTGGATGCGCGACTATATACTTGGTGATGAGCCTAATACACTTGAGGAATTTTTCTAATGGATTATCGTTTAAGTGAACACCGCAGAACAGCATTCATTAACTGGTTTAAGTGGAGCCTTGAGATAGAAGATTGCGACTCTGCACTATACCTTACAAATTACTTCTTTGATCGCTTTGAGTATAATCAAGAACAGCGTCTTTGGTTGTGTTGGTTATATGGTACAACATACAACTTTCCATCATCATACCTGATATGGAATGAGTTCCCTGACATGGAGTTGGTTGGTGTTGAGAGGTTACGAGATTGGAATAACGAAAACTATTCAAGGTTGCGTTACCAAACAGACACTAAGTGGAACAAAGGACACCTTGCTGACCAGTTTGTTTCTTATAAGAATTGGGTTGGTGAGAGAACTCAGGCGCAAGCGTTTGATGAGTTGTGTGATGGTGATAAATATGAAAACTTTGCTAAGGTGTGGGAAGCAGTAAACTCTCTACACAAGTTTGGGCGATACACTTCATGGTTTTATATCCAAACACTAAAGCAATGTGCTGGATTAAATGTAGATGTTCCTAGCTTATGGTTACATGACTACTCTGGATCGCGCTCGCATCGTAATGGTCTTTGTTATGCTCTTGGTAAAGATGATTGGGTCAATACGAAACTGGGCGATGATGAGATACAGTGGATGGAAGCTGAGGGTAAGAGTATCTTACAAGAGGTTAAAGCTGCTCATCCAAACTCAGCACACAAGGCTGACTTCTTTGCTATGGAGACTGCGCTGTGTTCCTTTAAGAAGTTGTTTCGCAAGAGTCGAGGTCGCTATCTTGGATATTATATAGATAGACAGGCTGAGGAGATACAACAAGTTGAGCGTGACGGTTGGGATGGTATTGACTGGACACCTATGTGGGATGCTAGGAAAGAAACGCTACGAAATGAATACTTGACAAATTCAGTGAATAAGGGTAAAATGGAACTATTCCTCGATACTGGAAAGATTGACCACATGAACACATTTACAAATGAAATGGCTGACGTTGGCTTAGAGAGATTTATGATATGATTGGTGTAATAAACGAAAATTATGATGTTAGTGTAGATAATAGGACTGGTGTCAGAACTGTTACTGCTAAGTTTAGAGATGACTGTGAACACAAGCTCGGTAAGTATATGGAAGATGCTGACTGGGATTTTATCTGTGAAGAGAACACCGACTTCTACGCACCTGCTGGTTTTGGTGCTGAGAATAGCGAAGATAACATAATCTTCAAATTCCGTAAAGGTGTATTCACTGAAGAACAGCAACATGGCGCATATGAGGGATTACTCGGTGCGGCATTACCCACACAAAACCGTGGGATGGCTGCTGGTCCAAAAGGAGCAAAGCAAGGCGGTCGAGATTGGGTTACTGAAGAACAGCTAGAGATAATGGAATATTATATCAAGCGCAAAGTCTCGCTGTTTGAAGATGATACAGATCCTGTTGAAGCTATAAAGGCAAAACATGCTGCTGGTGTTGAGGGTGAATCTCGCGGTATCGTCTGGATCCGTTCTAAGATAAGCGACAACGGCTATCCTTATGACACATTCTTTAATGATAAGGTTGAAGAATGGAAAGGCATGACTGCCGAAGCTGCTCAGAAAGATGCCGCAGATACCAAGAAGCAATATATCTCTGAGACAACATATGCTAACATGGTGTTGTCAGGTATTGCTGGATTCTTTGATCGTTATCCTCGTATTCCGTATGGTCGGGCGACTGCGTATACAGAGAACAATTATACTGTCTATGAGAAGTGCTATCCTTTCATGCGTCAACTGGCTGATAAGTTTAAAGAACACTTGCCTGTTCGCTATGGCATTCAGAACGAAGCTGCGAGCAAACTAGACCCACGATTCCGTGTTGCTGGTGAAGACACTCCGTTCACTACGATTACTGTCAACAAGAACTTTCGTACTGCGGCACATCGTGATGCTGGTGACTTGAATGAAGGTTTCTCAAATCTAACTGTTGTTGCCAAACAAAAGAATTGGGAAGGTGGATATCTTGTTCTTCCTGAGTATCGTGTGGGGATTAATATCCGTCCAGGAGATCTATTACTGATCAACAATCATGGTGGCATACATGGCAACACTGAACTCAAGCCACCTGCTGGAACTTCTATTGAAGACATGGAGCGTATCTCGCTTGTTTGTTATTTCCGCGAGAAGATGCTTGATGTCGGTTCATGGGAATATGAGAAACTGCGTAGACAATATGTTGATGATCGTAGACTTAATAAAAATCATAAACTGTGGAAAGACTTTTGGAATGGTGTATCACCAAGCATGTGGGATGAAAATGAATGGTATGATTATCTAGAAAGCAAAGGTGGTGAGGGAATGTTGCGACAATATCATCCAGAAGCACTTGAAGCTAAATCGTCATTGGAAGGATTCTTCTCATGAGTAAAGTGATTGGTATTATTGGCATTCCTGGAACTGGCAAGACAACACTAATGCGTGAGTGGATGTCTAAGCGTGAGTGGACTAAAGATACTCCTGTAAAATTGCTTGATGGTTATGTTTCAGGCGATGTCCGTCTGTTTGGTAAGTATGAAGACGGTGAAGTGTTTGCTGGTACTGACAAGCTGTCGATGGCAGTACAGCCAATGGCTATTGAGTATCTAGAAAATGACCCATCGCCTGTTGTTGTCTTTGAGGGTGACAGACTCACGTCTTCCAAATTCTTTGAGGCTGTTAAGCGAGCAGGACATGACTTAACAATCGTAGTATTAAAGACAGATGACGCAGTACGCCAACAGCGTTATGCTGATAGAGGTTCTGATCAATCAGAAACGTTTATCAATGGGCGAGTAACCAAAGTCGCTAACATTGAAGATATGTTTGGGGAAAAGATATTGATGGGTGAAGCTGGATGCGTCCATGCCTTTGATCACAATGTCCCTGAAGATACGAAAAAAATTATTGGCTTTATTGAAAATCTTTTGTAGAGTCAGTATAAATAGGTGAGTGGATGCCGAATAATCGGGTTCACTTATTAATCTTGCTTAAAAATAGGAGAGCATTATGACGAGTATTAAAACACCGAGTCTTTTCCCACGCGCAGCATTTGTTGGGTTTGACCACCTTTTCAATGAATTAGAATTCATTAATCGAAACGCCAAGGACACATACCCACCACACAATGTGGTTAAGATCGATGAGCACGAATATATCATCGAGGTTGCGGTCGCGGGTTTCGATATGAAAGATATAACCATTGAACAAGATGAAAGAACTTTGAATATCACTGGCGATCAATTCCATAGTGATAGTGTTGAGTATCTCCACAAGGGGATATCTACCAAACGTTTCCAAAGAACTTTTCGTCTGTCAGAGTATGTCGAAGTAGTCGGAGCAACTCTAGATAAAGGAATCCTTGTAGTAAATCTAAAGGTCAATTTACCAGAAGAGAAGCGTCCTCGAAAAATAGAAATCAAATAATTTTCGAGGAGGAAGTATGCACAGAAGCAAATCAGATTGCATTTTGTGTTGGGCATTTCAAACAACGGTGATGTTCACGGTTGTTAACTGCCTGATAACACTAAGCTAATCAAACCAAGAATAGAGGGGCAAGATAGCGTATTTCGCTAAGTTGTTGATAATACAGGACTTTTGTCCCTTTATACAAAAAAGTTCTAAAGATCCCCTTTTTAGAACCAAATCGGTATAAAAAAACCCCAAAATAATCAAAATAGTTGTTGTCTCAGTCCTATTCATATGGTAGAATGGGCGTCTAATTTGATGAGAGACCGATATATGAATACATCTAAAGACATGTTAGCTCGCCTGCTCGCTACTGAGAACATCTCAGTCGTTCACAAGCAAGCTAAGACTGCATCGTTTAATGTCCGTGACAGAATATTGACTCTACCGCTCTGGGATGATATGAAGTCTGACACTTATGATCACTTGGTTGGTCATGAGGTTGGTCATGCTCTTTATACTCCTGAAGCTGGTTGGCATGAATCTACTCACCAACGTGGTGAGACGTTTCGATCGTTTCTTAATGTGGTTGAAGATGCCCGCATTGAGCGTTTGATCCAGAAGCGTTATCAGGGTTTGCGCGTTTCGTTTATTTCTTCATATAAGCGTATGCTTGCTGATGGTTTTTTTGGTGGTGACATCAATAAGATAAACAAGTATGGTCTGATTGACCGAATCAATACTCACTTCAAATGTGGTCGGTCTGCTGGTGTTCGCATTGAAGCAGATGAGCAGGTTTGGGTTGATGAGATTGAGACTCTAGAAACTTGGGATGAGGTTGTTGATCTGACTGAGCGTTTGTATGAGTTCTGTAAGAAGAAACAAGAAGAAGAAAATCAACAGAATCAAAGTGCTGCTAATGAATCCATGAGCGGTGAAGATGATGAAGATGATGGTGACTTCTGGTCTGAAGATGAAGATGGCGGTTATGACTTTGACGAAGATGAAGATGAAGATGAAAAATCTGAGGGAGAGTCTGACGGATCTGACGGTGATGATTACAGCAGTGATGAGCCAGAAGAAAACGAAGATGAAGACGGTGAGTCGACTCTTGGTGGCGGTGCTGGCGGTGAATCACCAGAAGATGATGAGATGTCATCCAAGACTGATGAATCGCTGAGAAAGAGTATTGCTTCTGAGCACGGTGACAGTGGTGACATTGAAATAACCAATGTGTTCTTGAATGACTCGCCTGTTGATGATCTGATCATTAGCTCTAAAGATGTTCTCAGCTTCTTACAAACAAATTCGCCATATGGCAACGCTGAGACTGTCACTAGGAATTATGAGAGAATAATGTCCAATGGTGATGAGTTGTCCAAGCAGTTTATGGTCAATAACAAGCAAAGCGTCAACTATATGGCAAAAGAGTTTGAGATGAAGAAAAGTGCATCGGCTTACTCTAGACAAACCATGGCAAAGACTGGTGTTATTGATCCAGTTAAAATGAACAGCTATCGTTACAATGATGATATATTCCGCAAGATTACTGTGACTCCAGATGGCAAGAGTCACGGTATCATCATGTATGTTGACTGGTCTGGTTCAATGATTGATGACATAAAAGCCACCATTGACCAGATGTTGAATTTAGTTTTGTTCTGTCGTAAAGTGAAAATCCCATATCGTGTATATGCCTTTACAAACAGTTGGAATGATTTTGAATCGGAACACGCGACACAAGAACAGGTTGATTATCAGCTTCGTTATGATTCTTCCTTTCGTCTCCTTGAGTTCTTTAATAATAATATGGATCGCAAAACATTCAATGATATGGTCAAGTTTGTTCTTGCGGTTGGAGCATACTATGACATTCGCTCGACAAACGGTCGAAGAAAGTATGACTGGGTGCAGTGTAGAAAGTATGACATCAACTTACCAAGATGTTTGGCTCTGGGTGGTACGCCACTTGACAATGCGATTATGGCTGGTATAAAAGTTCATGCTGAGTTCCAGAAGAAGAATCGTCTTGATATTGTGAACACGATATTCTTGACTGATGGTGATAGCCATCCTATGGCATTCCCAAACCCTGATGCTGGTTACAACACTTGGACTCGTGGTTGCTTCAATAGTAAAGACAAAGTGATGTATATAAATGATAGTGTCACCAAGAAACGTTATCGCGTGACTGGTTACTCTGAAGAGACAACAGCTGCGCTGCTGAAGATCTATCGCGAACGCACTGGCTCAAATACTATTGGTTATCGTATTATCCCCACCAGCGTTAGACAGTGGTGTCGCGAATCACCGAACGGTATGGGTTGGTATGACGCCAAAGACTTTCATGAGAAAACAAGAAAGGAAAAGTTTGTTGTCCTTAAAAATGACTATGGTTATGATGAGCTGTTCTTTATTATGGGTGGTAAACATCTTGAGGTGAGTAACAATGCTCTTGAGGTTGAGAGTGACGCTTCAAAAGCCAAGATACGCTCTGCCTTTAAGAAAGCGAATGGCTCTCGGAAAGGATCGCGTAAAATGTTGAGTGACTTGATTGAGTCGATTGCATAGGGGAATATGATGAAGAAAATAATTGAATGGTTTGACATCTGTAAAGTACACTGGAAAGAGATTTTTGCCCTGTCCTTTGTTCTACATTTTGTGATGGATCTGTTTATCATTGCGCCACTGTTCTATGTATTGGGTGCTGTTTTCGGTCTGGAATGGATCCACGGTCATTGATGAACAGGTTAAAAAATAACCTATTCTCATATACCTTTTGGTTATATCCTATATTCCAAATCGGTATAAAAAAGGTGAAAATTGGCTAACTTTTTTGTTGTCTTATGTCCCGAGATATGATAGAATACCTTCTGAAATTGATTAATAACTGAGAGAGACCTATATGACTGACCTTTATTCTGTGTTGAAAGAAAAATACGGGAGCAATCCTGTTCCTAGTCTTGAAACCAAACGTGTTGCTCGTGAGCTTGGGGTGAAAGTCCCGAGCAAGTATTTCGCAGCTGCTCTCCGTGTTGACCGTGGGTTGTATAACCTGCCTTCAACAGCTCCCGCAACGACTGCAGTGAGCTCTCCTGCTCCTGTCGCTGTGTCTGCTCCTGCTCCTGTTACAAACCTTGAGCCAAACAAACTTGTCTCTGAGATGAACGTGATTACTAATGGCTTCGCTGAGAATCTTGTTCCTGCTAAGGATCCGTTGTTTGTTCCTTTCGGTAACTTCTCAACCCTGAAGCAAGTTATCAAGTCCCAGATGTTTTACCCTGTATTCATTACTGGTATGTCTGGTAATGGTAAAACATTCTCGGTTGAACAGGCTAGTGCTGCGTTGAAGCGTGAAGTGATCCGTGTAAACTTTACCATCGAGACTGATGAGGATGACCTGATTGGTGGTTTCCGCCTTGTTGACGGTGACACTCGCTTCTTCAAAGGTCCAGTTATCAAGGCAATGGAGCGTGGTGCTTTATTACTTCTGGATGAGATCGATCTGGGTAATCCAGCAAAGATTATGTGTCTTCAGTCTATCCTCGAAGGCAAAGGATATTTTATCAAGAAGACTGGTGAGTATATCACTCCTGCTGCTGGCTTCAATGTTGTTGCTACTGCTAACACCAAAGGTAAAGGATCTGATGACGGTCGCTTTATCGGCACCAACGTGCTGAATGAAGCATTCCTTGAGCGTTTCCCAGTCACCTTTGAGCAAGAATATCCTGCTGTTGCTACTGAGAAACGTATCATCGGTGATCTGTTTTCGTCTCTCGGTATTGATGATTCTGAGTTTGTAACCAAACTTGTTGATTGGGCTGACATCATCCGCAAGACGTTTTATGATGGTGGAATTGATGAGGTTATCTCGACTCGTCGCCTTGTCCACATTGCTAAGGCATACAAGATCTTCGGTGGCAAAGGTGGTCGAATGACTGCTATCAATATGTGTATCAACCGTTTTGATGATGAGACAAAGACATCGTTCCTTGATCTCTATACAAAGATTGATGCTGAAGCTGTTGGTGAAATATTAGATGCTGCTGAGCGAGAAGAAACTGAAGCGGCTTAATCAAACTGGTGTGGGGAGAGTCATCCTTCGGGTTGACTTTCTCCATGTTTTGCTGTATAATCTCTCCATTACAAAATTAACTGAGGTACTATAATGGAAATAAAATTGGAAGAGTTGCGCAAGAGAAAGATCATGGTCGCTACTCCGATGTATGGCGGTAACTGCCATGGTATGTATGCCAAAGCAACAGCTGATCTCGCAAAGTTGTGTCAAGCATATGAAGTTGATCTCAGGTTCTTTTATCTGTTTAATGAATCGCTTATCACTCGCGCTCGAAACTATTGTGTTGATGAGTTTTTGCGAAGTGATTCGACACACTTGATGTTCATTGATTCAGACATCGGGTTTGATCCTCATGATGTTCTTTCGCTTGCCGCCTTTATGGATCCAGATGCTGGGGCTGATGATCGTAAAGAGATAATGTGTGGTCCATATCCCAAGAAAACGATTGCTTGGGAGAAAATTAAGACTGCTGTTGATAGAGGGTTTGCTGACAAAGATCCAAATGATCTTGAGAAGTATGTTGGTGATTTTGTATTCAACCCCAAAGATGCTGAAGATGGTCAGATTAGGATTGATCAGCCATGTAAGGTTCTTGAGGGTGGCACTGGGTTCATGATGGTCCAGAGGTCAGCGTTTGAGAAGTTTGAGAAAGCATATCCTGACTTCACTTATCTGCCTGACCATGTTCGGACAACAGACTTTGATGGCTCTCGTGAAATTATGATGTACTTCCAAGCACTGATCGACCCAGACTCAAAGCGATACTTGTCAGAGGACTATATGTTCTGTCAGTGGATGTCTAAGATTGGAGTTGATACATGGCTCTGTCCTTGGATGAAGATGGTTCATGTTGGCTCATACCACTTTGGTGGTTCTTTGCCTGATCTGGCTGCATTAGGTGTCAGCGCAACTGCTGATGAATCTGTGCTGAATAAGAGTAAGAAAAAGAAAAAGGGGAAGAAGTAATGGGTAAAAGTATTGACGATGCCACTGCCGCTGAGTGGGATGAAGCCAGCCGTATGACTGCAGACGGTCAAGGTTTGCGTTATGCGCACACCGATGAATACTATTCTGAGGTTGACCGAAATCAACCAATAGGATATAATAAGAAAGGTTGGGACAGCTTCTTTGATCAGGTTCCTCCACCCGAAGATGATGACCAAGAAGCTGAGAAAGGTGATGGAGCTGATCGAGATTTAGCGTTCAATCCTAATCTGTATAAGTTCAATGAGGGGCAACTGCTTGTGGATTTACGAGAGTATGTAAACTCTACATATCGTGCGCATTACTCGCAGAACAAGTTCCAAGCAACAGAGTTTATCCTTGACTGTGGGCATGGCGAGGGTTTTGCTCTCGGGAATGTCCTGAAGTATGTCCAGCGTTATGGTAGAAAGAATGGCTATAACCGAGATGACTTGATGAAAGTATTACACTATGCATTGATTGCATTACACAATCACGATTTAAATAATGAGGAATCACCATGAAATTAAGCGATAACACTTTTGACGTTTTGAAAAACTTTTCCACCATTAATCCATCTCTTGTGTTCAAGACAGGTAATGTTTTGCGTACAGTATCGCCACAGAAGAACATCCTTGCTTCTGCTGTTGTGAGTGAGTCGTTTCCGCAAGACTTTGCTATCTATGAGCTGAACCAGTTTATCGGTCTCACTAGCTTGTTCGAAGATGCGGTAATGGACTTTGGTGAGAAGTCATTAACCATTAAAGAGAACGGTGGTAACAGCACTTCACGTTACACTTACACTGATCCGTCTATGGTTGTATCACCTCCAGAAAAGGATCTTGAGTTACCTGATCCAGAAGTATCTTTTGATATGAGTGAAGCTGACTATAAGAAAGTAGTCAATGCCGCTAATCAGTTATCGTTACCAGAAGTTGTTGTTCGTGGTGCTGATGGCTCTATCTCTTTGGTTGCTACTGACACTAAGAATCCAACGTCTAATGAGTTTGGTTTGAGTGTTGGTGTTACTGAAGCTGAGTTTGAGTTCATCTTTAAGACTGAAAATCTCAAGTTCATGGCTGATGATTATAAGGTGAATGTATCATCTAAAGGTATCTCAAACTTCAAAGGCTCTGTTGTTGAGTATTGGGTTGCTACTGAAGCTGGCAGCAAATACTCAGGTTAAGTTTGAACGGCAGGCACGATGTGTCTGCCTCTTTCTATTTTGTAATGTGGAGCAGTTTTAATGAGCAATATTATTTTACCGTCTAGTGATGAAGACAAAAAACGTATCAAAACATGTATGGATGAAGTGAGTAATGCATACACCCGAATGGAAGCTGAACGCGAGTTCATTAAGGAAGCGATCAACAACCTTGCTGATGATGTAGATATCCCAAAGAAGTATCTTGGTAAGATGTCTAAAATCTATCACAAACAAAACCTTTCGGAAGCTGTTGGTGAGATGGAAGATGTTGAAGCTCTTTATGAAACGGTGATTGGGTAATGTTGCAGTCTGTTGTTAATGACTTGATTAAACATCTCAAAGAGGGTGTGGTCGAAGTCACTTATGAGAAAGTGGACGATGGGGGTACAAGGGTGATGCCTTGTACTCTCAACCCTGAGATTATCTCCGAACAAGCTGGTTCAAGTATTAAGGTCAGTGCTGTTAATGGTAGCACAGCAGACATCCCTGTTTGGGGGATAGACGTAAAGGCTTGGCGGTCGTTCCGCACCAACACGGTTACAGGCTGGAGACCAATCAATACTTGACACAACGCCTATCTTGTAGTACAATAGATGAATATTGAGGAGAAACTATATTATGCAAAATGATTTTCTATACGTTGAGAAGTATCGCCCACAGTCAGTGGTTGATACGATTCTACCAGATGCTCTGAAGAATACTTTCCAGACATTTGT